TTGATGCTGATGTCAGCGAACAGCAGTCTTACCAGCCCCGTTACGATCAGCTTCCCGCTGTTCCCGCTTCGGCTATGGCTGGCGCTCCTGCTGCAAACAGCGAGACTCAGTGGAACGGTTTCACGGACACCATGAACCGTAACCCTGAGCAAGCTTGGCGCGTTCTGTCTCAAATGAGTCCTGATGCGTTCCGCAGCAAGCTCTTGTTCATGGACGCTAGCTGATTACTTTCCCTAATTAGTGCTTAAAACCACGGAACCTCGTTCATAATTGAACGGGGTTTTTTATTTGAGCTTGTGCGTCACGTTATTCCGTCTATTTTTTGTTCACTAGATGATGATCTATCTACTCAACAATTTAAAGACTATGAATTAATTGCAGAAGCTATTAAATTTGCTGCTTTAAACCCTATTTTTCCTGATTTTGAATACGCAAATATTTTTCCGGGTGAGCACTACCGCATTCTTGCCGGCCTTGTAAAAGTTCTAAAACCTTCTACGTTGATTGATATCGGTACCTATAGAGGTTGTTCCTCTAGGGTAATGCTTGACTACAGTGAGCCTGAAGCTACTATAAGTACTTTTGATTTATATGATTATCAAAGTTTTGATTGGACGGTTTTAACAGAACAAGATTTTCAGCGTGGGCGACTTACGCAACATCTTTCAGATCTTAAAAATGTTTCTGAGTTTGAGAAACACAGAGATTTACTTGAGTCTGCAGATTTCATCATGCTTGACGGACCTAAAGATGATGAATTTGAGCGAACTTTTTTACATCTTTGTTGCCGATTAAAACCTTTTAACCGTCCTCGTTGGCTTTTAATTGATGACATTAGATTCGAGAATATGGTTCACCTGTGGCGCTCTATAAAATCACCCAAGTTAGACATCAGTTCTTTCGGGCATTTTTCGGGAACAGGTTTAGTTAACATAGAAAAAGGTCTTTTTATTGAGTGATGTCTTTTGCGAACAAGCAAGTACACTGAGAAAAAGAACGGTTTCTAAAAATGTCTAATTCTTTGGGTCGCCGCCGTCGCAACAATTCAACTTCCACCGCTGTTGATGTTGAAAAAATTCAACAACTAGAAGCTGAGCTTGCGCTCCTTAAACAAAATTACGCTCAGGATATGAATAATATCGGAGCGGATATGAATGAACTTAGTCAAAAAATTGATGAGCTTAAACCGATTGAGTCTTAGTTAAAAACTTATACTGGGTATAAGCCTGCGGCACAATCGTGGTTTATACCCCATTAAGTAACTACAAGTACGATAGTGGTCCTCACCGCATTCAAAGTGGACCTAACCATGAAGGTTATATCGTTTCAAGTTCTGGTATTCAAGATACCGGAGCTGATCTTGGCGTAATTACAGCAGGTCCGCCAAATAGCGGATCATGGTATACAACCACAGCGTGGCGCACAGTCCCCCAAGCTGTATCTGGTTATTGGACGGACTATGAAAATACTGATTATCTTCCTACTCAATCTTTAAGTTCCTACACAGGGTATAGGGGTTTATTTACTACCACGATTGCTGGTGCAAAGGTTGTAACTAGTGAAGGAGCTAATTACGGACTAAGAGATACAGGAAAATATACGTATTACAACGGTAAAGCTCCCGATAACCAAGCTTACAGTCCATATAATACGCCAGATGGTAATACAGCTGCTGAGGGAACAACCGGAGGCGGTGTCACACACCGTAATTATGAAGGAGGTCTTTTAACAAATATATTGGGATCTCAGGGAACTCAAAATCGTGCTGAGTGGGTTTATAACGCACCCGTATACTGTCAAACTTTTACTGAGACAGTTCGTTCTCAAGCTCCTGGTTTAATGTCTACGGCTCTCCGGTTTGTTTATCGAGGGAAGTCTTCGCGCTACGCATATAACTACGGTTCTGCGTATTTACAAGGGTCTGAATCTGTCCGTAATCTTGTACGTCCGTTCAGTTCCAGTGTTAACAGCAGTAATCAAAAATCTATTTAATTGTGTATCCAAGTTCTATAGTTAACTATATTATTTATAGTTTGTCTTGTTACATTTAAATCTTTAGAAATATTTTCTGCGGTTATTTTTGACTTAGTTGTTTTAAATTGCCACAGTGAACGGAGACACGCAATTTGTTCAGTTGTTAACTTACTGTGTTTATTTTTTTCTCCTCTAAAAACTTGGCTTGATTGTTCGCTTTTAGATTCCCATTTGCAATTATTTGGTTCGTAATTACCAATATCATTTTTTCTACTTAGTGTGTATCCTTTTGGTTTTTTACCCATATCTTCTAAAAAATTGTCAAATGAATAAAACCATCTATCGCATATAGTTACACCTTTGGCTCCATAATATTTATAATTGTGTGCATTTTGATTGCAGCATCTAGTCTTCATATCAATCCAGACTCTGTATTCAGGAGTAGAGCTTTTTGCCATTTTTTTAAAAAATTTTTTAAGGTTTTAGTATACCGCTATAAATGCGACAATAAGACTATCTTTATGTTCATTTTCCTTTTAAACTACTTTTGTAGTTTCTGGAGATATCGACAGTGTTTGTCGATAATGACTTTCCGAAACTTCTCGGCGCCGAACTCTACCGTCCGCATCCTGCGTACATTGTAGAAATGGCAGCGGAACCTGTGGTCGTTCACGACTTCAGTAAGCAGCCAGGCCAGACTGTGCAGTTAGACCGCTACAGGTTCTGGGGCAATCCGGGAAGTAAAGAATCACGTGAACGTACTGCTGAGCAGACCATTGGTACTGCCAACAGTCGGAACATTGTCAAGGACAAGGTGCTGGTGACTCTTCGTGAGTACACCGGCCCTGCAGATCCCAGTGATCCGACCCAACCCAGCACATTTAAGATTGCTCGCGAGACTCTGATCACCGCGCAGCGTCTCCTGCTGGATACAGGCAACCTGACTGCTTTCCACCAATCGATCGGCTCCCTGACGCTGCTCGACGACTATCGTCGTTGGCGCGATCGGGTGTTCATTAATGAACTCCTGAAAGCTGTTTCGAAAGGTCAGTCTTCTGATTCCCAAGGTGGCTACTACTACCCCGGCAACCTTGCCGTTGGTGGTCTTACCTACACCAACGCCGAACAGGCTAAGTTCGACGTTAAGGATGACTTGCTGCGCGTGGTGAAGAGCCTGCGCAAGCGCAACACTCCTACTTATCAGGACGGTTTCTACCGCGCCGTGGTGGATCCCACCTTCCTGATGCACCTGCGCCAGAACAGCGACTTCCGCGAAGTTGCTCGTTACCCCGGCAACGGTCAAATCAACCCCCTCATGTCCGCAATGCAGCCCAACGCTGCGCTGTACATGGGTCAGGGCTTCGGTCAAGCCACCTTTGTGGCTGGCGAACCGATTATGCCCACTGGTTTCGTGTTTGAAGGTGTGCGATTCTTCGAATCCACTAACATGCCTACTCAAACCGCTTCCGCAACGATTGGTGGTTCCTCTGGCACTTATGACACTGCCATTGGTATGTTCTTCGGTCCTCAAGCTGTTGGCGTCGGTATCGGCGGTAACAATGCTCAAGTTCTGTTGAACAATAACGACGACTTCAGCCGTTTCATCATGATGATTTGGAGCCTGTACGCAGGTTTCGAACTTCTGAACGCTGACTTCGCCACCATCGCTTACTCCTTTAACGTTTAATAAGGAGATAACTAACGATGGCTACTAACCCTCAGCAAATCGCAGTTGCCAAGATTTATCCTGGTAACTATGTCAATGTTCTTCGCTACTGGCACAGCGAAAGCAGCTTCTCGTTTCAGAACGAGAACGGCACCAACGAAACCTACAGCAATCAGCCTGTTGGCGGTCCCGTTGGCGTTGTTTACCGTCCCGGCTGGGTCGCCCAGCAAGCCGTAGGCTACGTTGACCTGTCTTATCAGGCCAGCTCTAGCACAAACCAGCTGGAGTACTACACTCAACCTTACGGTTCAGGTCAGAACTCCACTAACCAACCGTTCCGGGCTGCCGACATCATTATTCCGTCTCCTGACGCTTATAAGGATGTTCGCCCTGACATCACCGACGGTATCGTCGTTCCCTCTGGTGCCTATGTGTACCGTGTGAGCGTTCGCCTCGACGGCGGCGACGTGATCTCCAGTGGTATCGCTGGTGCTCAAGCTGCTCCTGCTCTCGGCGTGGGTCCTGCCCTGTCTTCAGGTCTGACCACGGCTCCCAGCCCCAGCGGTTTCTTTGCCAACCTCGTGGGCGCTAGCAGCCGCATCGAGAACGGATCCTGGAATTCCAGCGATGCCTGGAACACCGCCAACATGCAAGCTGTTAAAGCCGATACTAAGTATCGTCTCTACAGCACCGCTACCGTTCCCGGTTCCGGTATTGGCCTTGGTTCGGGTGTCTATGACCCCCGCGCTGGTGCTAACAAGCTCGCCGGTCGTAACAAGGCTCTCGGTATTGCCGAAGTCTGCTGGTTGCTTCCTGACCAAGCACCTCTGCGTGATGACCTGGCTCTGCAGCCTGGTGGACTTATTGAGTCCAACGCTTACACCTCGACTGTTCCTTCCTGATAAACTTCAGGTGAAAAGTTCAAGCCCCCTCTCCGGAGGGGGTTTTTTCTTTTGATCTGTGCTATAAATAAGCTCAGAGCACTGTCTACATGATGACTGCTGTTACCGTTAAAGAGTTTACTTACACCCCTAACGGTGTAAAAGTCGAAGTGTTGAGTGAACACGACGAAGGCGAGTATAAGATGGTGAAATCCCTGACTACGGGAAAAGTCTTCTTTGCGCATCGCAATCAAATTGACGAGATTGTTAAAGAAGCCGAGCTTGAGGCAAAAGACGTTAAACAACGCCGTGGCAGGCAGATTGTTAAGCCCGAAATTCAAGCTTTTAATCGGACTAACATCAATAGCGCCACTCCTCAGTTGTTGACGCAAGTTCTTAAAGGAGTTGGTCTGAAAACGGCTACTGAAATTAAAGAATTGCAGCAGTCTATGCCTGGCGAGCGGTTTACAAAACTAGAGCAGCTTAAATCTATTACCCGTGTTGATTGGGATTCTGTTCTAGAAGGTGATCATGTTTATGTTGAGTGATCGTTTAACCAAGCCCACGACTCATTTTTTTTAATTGAATATATGTTTTTACGGTCTACTTTATATTTTTTAGCTAAAAAAGTTATTAGACCTCTTCTTGGATTTTTTAACTCTTGTTTTATTTCTAATACTTCTTTTTCTGTTAATTTATTCTGGTGATGATTTTCTCCTCTTAATTTAATAATTTGATATTTTCTTCTATTTAAAGCTTGTTCTTTTTTAGTCGCCCATTTACAATTTTTAGGTTCATAATTTCCGTTAGTATTGATTCTCTCTAATGTATAATTTTCTGATGGTCTTGGTCCCATATCGCGAATAAAATTCTGAAAACCTTCAGAAGTTTTACCTCCGTTTCTTCTGTTTAATCGCCACTGATCACATACTTTTATTCCTCTTCCTCCGTAATTATAAAAATGTGTATTTACTGTGCAGTAACATCTATTAATCATAGATCTGTAAGTGTTCTGTAGTGGGTGATCTGCCCATAAACGTTTTTGAGTCATTTCTCGTTTAAAACAGGTTAGACTATACCATAGGCGGACCTAAATTATGGCCCAATTAACGACTCAAGAACTGGAGCAAATCCAGTCTTATTTAGCTGGGCAGGGTGTTGTATTTAATCCTGATGTTACAGACGCTACCAAGAGAGAAATAATTTATGCCACAGTTAATCAACTAACACGTAATCCCGCTCAGGTTTTTGGATACCGTTTAGATGACTTTAACTTTAGTCGTGTTGCATATCATCTTGGGTACAATATCGCCACCGTTCCAGCAGGAGACTATGCCCGTTTGATGGAGGCTAGTAACGCTATCCCGAGCGAATTTTATTACGACAAAATTGTTCAACAAATTGAACGTTGCGAAGAAGCTGAACGTTTAACTGAACTTGCAACTGGACGAGCTACAAGTCGTCAGGAGACAATCTTGGGTGACGTTAGTCGTTCAATCAACATTCAAGATAAAAGAGAAACCGCTCGAATTTGGCGGGAAAATTATCTTTACGAATGCGATCGTATGGCACATATGCTTTATATTCCTAACTACAGGGACCCCGTGGCAGCCCGGTATCGGTTTGAACGGAGCGGAGGTGAATTTATTCAAGCTATTCCTGGACCTCCCGATGTTTCGCG